GGGAGTAGTTCTTCTTTTTGGGTCTATATTTTTCAACCCATATAAAGTCACTCATTAATTATAACCAATATGGTTTTCTGGATGGGTCACGAAGATAATTTGATGAGACCCATGGTTTAGATCTTATATAATACTTGTAAGCAGTGAAGATGTCAATGCTTGTATCATACTTAAACTGATCTGGTCCTGCAAATGCAAATGATTTTGGTCTATCTAAAGTGAATGGGATAAGATGACCTGCTTCTAGTACAGCTTTCTCACAACTGTGAACTTTACCATATCTGTGAGTATACTCTTCACAAAGTGCCATTGCATGAGCAACTAACCACCATGCATTGATGTTAGATTCATTTGCCCAGACAGTACAAGGATGCCCTCTGAATGCTCCTTTGTCTGTAAAATATGCTGTACCATCTTTCTTATGTAATTCACCATAACCATGTCCCCATTTCTCAGAACAGACTATGGCAAGCATTTGACAAGATTCTAATGGCATCTTGACAATATGTTTATCAGGTAATGATTGTGCTGATACTGTTGGTGATGGATCAGTTACAAAAATGTTCATTCAGATGCCCTCCATTCTTTTCTCATTATAACATACTTCTCATCATATGCAGCCTTATCTCTTACTTTTTTGAAAACAGTTGCAGAGCGGGACTTTTCACAGTGTAATGCGGTTGGCGACTGCGGTGATATGGAACCATCTCTAGCGTACTTCTTCCCACTAGGATGATTTGCATACCTACGGGCGCGAGTAAATCCCATTTCAAGAAACTTCCTTGCCATATCCATTCCAATGAAGTCCTGTTGCTCCTTATAGTCACAAAACATGGAGTAGATTTTATCAGCAGATTTGCGAGCAATAGTTTCATTTACAAATCTCCAATGAGTGCATATATCGTTAGTGTAAGGGCGTACCAGTAACACTCCTTGTTCCCCCCTTCCAATGCGATAAAGTTTGCGATTTTCCTCAATTGTAAAATCAATGGTTTTGTAATCAAGTTCATAATCAAATTCTTTCATATTCTTGAGAAGTAGATTTAGCAGCTTGGAAAGCCTCTACTAAATATTCTACTGCTTTTTCTGGTGTAGAGTTAGCACTACAAGTAAAAATGTCACATTTTGCAACACCTTTTTCTGGCCATGTATGAATACTTAAATGACTATCAGCAAGCAATGCATATCCAGTTACACCTTGAGGATGAAACTTATGAAAATCAATTTTAATAATTTCTGAATTAGATAATAGAGATGCATGAAATAAACTATTACGAACAAACCTTTCATCATCCAAAAGATCACATGGACAATCTATTAAGTCAAATAATATATGTTTCATTTACTCTTAAAATTATGAAGTGATGTGCTACTTTTAGTGACATTCTTTATCACAATAAATTTATCAGCAGCAAATGTTCCTGCTAATTGAACTACAACCTCGTCTCCATCCTTCCAGTTAATACTACCATCCTTTTTGGTGTGTAGCATTGCTTCTTGTATTTGGTCAATTAGTTCTTGAGTGAGTTTCACTTATATTTTAGTAGATGAACACATTATATCATAAAATTCTTAACATTGCACCCCTTTATGTGAACAACTCGACATAATTAGTATAAACGTATACACCTATGAATGGACGATTGAACAAAGTACAGATGTTAGCAAAAGTTATGCGTATGAAAGATGGTCTGCATCAGCACCAGTGGTATCCTCATTGGGATGAGAATGAAAGAGCAGCAGCACAGATGATATTAAATAACGTTCTTGATGTTCTAGACGAATACTGGGAGTGATTTTCCTTCATGCTCTAACATCTTGGCAATCAAGGTCATTCTATCTTTATATCTTTGTATGTAAGGTTCTTGTAAGTAAGGTATATAAGCTTGTTTTGTAGATTTATATTGTAAATAGGTATAGTCAAACTGATAACGTAGACACATGCGATCTGTAGTATCACCTAGTCGTCTATGTTGTACGATACTGTTGTCAAATATCAGTAGGTCATCGTCATTCTCCCACCAGTAATCATAAGTATATGGGTCTAGTCCTTTTCTTATTTCTTCTAATACTTTTTTCGCTTCTTGGTTAGACATGCCTTTAATACCTGTAACAGTATTAAAACTGTAGTGCAATCCTTTGACCCCTGCAGGACTCTGTATAACCAAAGGTATCTCTGTGTCTGCATCAGGGCACATATTCCTATACATTAGATTGTCCTGTGGATCATTAAGACCAGGATTTATCTTGCCAGGCATAAAATTATGGATGAGAATCATCTCATCTAATTCACTACGAAAACTATCACTTACACTATGATAATATGGTGTAGTTACCATAAAACCTGTAGCACTCTGTTTTACATTCTCTACACCTAATAGTGCAACTGCGGGTGTAAATGCTATATCTCCACTCTCATTACTATGCCATAGTAACTCACCCTCAGCAAACATGCCTATGGGTTTGCCATTGAGTTTCTTACCACTAATTCTTAGTGCATTTCCTGTTTTTAAATTACCACCACCAACACGAAAAAATTCTTTGATAGTATCTCTATCTTCTTGTTCTAGTTCTGGACTTCTTATAAGTTTTACGACATTACCTTCTGCCCATGGATACTTAGCAAACAAAGTTGCTGCATAATTTTGTCTGTCCTGTCCCCACTTTCTCATAACCTGTAAGAAAGATTGTTTTTGGAGACCAGTCTTCCTGATAATCATGACAAGTTTTTCCATGTGCAACTTGCCAAGATCCATCCACTCTCGTCGAGACATGTTTTTGAAATCTACATCATCAACGAATACACCATATCCCTCAAGATTAGGAATATCAGTTATGCGGGTCATAGTATCTTATGAGTGCTCCTGTTGCTGCAATAAGAACAACAATACTAACTAATACCCAAGTCATTCTGGTAACTCCTTCATCATTTTTCTAACATTGTCTTTCAGTTTATCATAGAACTGAGGACCTATTTCTTCCTTTGGCATGCCTAGCATAGCTGCAGCATTTTTTACCTGATCTACAAGTTTCTTTGCTTCTGGATCCTCAGATAATGTAACACGCATGTACATTGTTTGTTGAATTTCAATCAGACGTAACATTTTTTGTAACTGTTCTTTTTTCTGATCTATACTCAACATCAGACCCATTCTGTTGATGTCCATGTAAAGTTCTTGCATTTGGTGCAGTTCTTGTTGAACTACTTCTGATTGAAAAAATTTCATACGTATTGTTGTTTGATGATACTCTTATATTTACCTTTATCTATACTAATAAAGGGTTCGTATTTCACTACCCGATTACGGATGGGTTTCCATACGATTTCTTCTTTGATAATCTTGTCAAAGTTGTCAACATAATTGAAAATTTTGTTGAAGATTGCCAATGTCTCTATGCTTATTCTACCACCTAGATGTGCTTTTAGCAAGGGTGGGTGCATACCATCTATTATAAACAATTTATCAAACAAGTGCGAGTCCTCATATAGTGTACTTACATCCTGTTTAAAATTATATGCGAGTGATTGTTTTCTTCTAAGATATTCTTTATAATTATCTGCACCTTCTCTTACTAATGTAGCAGGATAGACTTTATCTTCCACGATCATATTAGCTACAAAAAATTCGCGTAACTCGTCCTCCTTGAAAGTTCTTGAAAGTTTCACAAAAAAGAATTTATCTCTGCGACTATCAAATGACTGCTGAGATGCTTTAGCAGCGTTACCATATTTGAAATAGTCGAATGTGTCTGTAGTAAAGTGAAGTTTCAAAGAGAGATACATTTTATATACCTCTATTCCACTCACAGTTTTAAAAATGCTTTAGATGTTCTCTTCATATAATTAAGTCTTTGTGCGTCATATTTTAACTTCTCTTTTAATGGTTTAGATATTAACTTACTAATACCATCCATTTCTATGTTCTTGTCTTCACAGAACTGTACAATTGCTTCAATATAATTAAGATCACCCTCTTTAACAATGTTCTCTATCTCCACTGAAAACTTTGCAGCGGTCATAAAGTTCTTTTCAAAGATGTCATCAACCTTACCAGTTGCCATTGTCTCTCCTATAGGCGTCAATATACTCTTTAAGTTTTCGAGCGTACGTGATTGTGTCATAAATTTCAAATACCTGTGGTTCGCCTGTCTCACAAGCGATAATTGTAACAAGTTTCTTGGGTATCAACCCAGTTAACTCTTGAAACATTATAGCATATGCTGTCTCCTGTGCAAAGTAGTCGTGTATCCATTCTTCACGTTTGTACTTTGTAGAGGTTTTGAAATCTATTATCGCTAACTCTCCGTTGTATTCTGCAATACAATCAACTCTTCCTGCCATTTTCAAGAGACTAGAACACAACGGTGCTTCTAGGGCATGTATATTATCAATACTATCTAGGTAGGGTTTAATTTGGTAAAACAACCCCATAGATAGTGGATCATCTTTATATTTACTAATTGATTTGTTTTCTAGATATAACTCGCATAATTTATGGCACTTATTACCTCGTGTAGATGCACGTTTTGATATAGCGTTTGCTTCTTCTTCACCAACTCTATTTCTCCACTCCATAATAGACTTCTTTTTAGAATGTCCTATCACAGTGGTTACTGATGGCCACATCATACCATCAACAAGATATCTTCTACCCTGCTGTGTAGTTGTTGCCTTTAATACTGGAAACTTGTGTATGTTTAAATGGTTAAATGCCAAGATTCAATTTACTAATCAAATAAGATTTGACTAGACCAGATCTCACGATGTCGTCAATGCCAAACTCAATACTTTCAAACTCATCCATGTCGTCAATAATTTTCTTGAAGTCCATGATACCAGTTTTCTCATGTGCCTTAATAAGATCACTCTGTGCAGCGTCTCCTGCAAAGATAATTTTACTATTCACACCTAGTCTTGTTATTATACTATCTAATTCATGAAAATTCAAGTTCTGAAATTCATCAACTATCACAATCGCATTATCTAATGTAGTTCCTCTCAGAAAAGATGTACTCCAAAAGCGAATTGTCTCTTGTGCCTTTAAGTTACCATACAACATTTCAAAGTCTGCATCAGTTGGCATCTGAAACATATACTTGACCATGTTCTTATATGGAATCTGGTAGATGTCTGCCTTGTCTTCGTGGTCACCTGGTAAAAATCCAATCTCTCTGGTTGCAACCAGTGATCGAACAAGGTATATCTTATCGTATGGTGTTTTGTCACTCAATACATCTTGAATCGCATTATATAAACTGATGAATGTCTTACCTGTACCTGCACATCCAAACGCTACTATGTGTT